CCGGTTCGTATATGACAAACTCAGGTCTGGGTACAAGCCACAATATTATGCGTTATCGTGCAAGCCTCATTGGGGCCAATCTCAAAATCGTGAATCACCTAGGTGGCAAAACTCCTTATCTAATCAAGTTCTCAAAGTAAGCATGTAAACGCTGACACATTTGGAGGCGGACACAGTTCTCAATAAATTCTACGCCATGTAATTCCGCCACTGGCAAAATGCCGTTCATCAGTCACAATTTAGGCCGAAATCTAGCATCTCGAACAACAATCTACTTGTTTAACTCGTGAAATCTTCAAGCCATCACGTAGGAATAATCCTACGATAAATTCGGAATAGTCTGATTTTATGTGGTGATTGAGTCTGTTATAAGTACCGTTGATTCAGTTCCCTCATAAAGTAGAAATGACTTTTTTGAAGATGTGAAGATGAATAAAATATACAATTATTTAGCTTTCATCGCCCTCAAGCGAAGCAGTAAACCATTCGTCTACTTCTTCACACTGTTGCTCATGGGGTTTGCCTTATGGGTACGCTTGTTAATCGCGCCAATTTCCGCTGGCTTACAGTACGTCACTTTTTTTCCTGCCATTACGCTTGCTGCCATTGCAGGTGGATATCGTGCAGGTTTGTTAGCGACAGCAATTGGGCTAGTGTTCGCAACCTATATATTCACTCCTCCGTACTATTCAATTTCGGCAGCAGTCTTACATAATTCCCTCTGGTCCAATCTTGTATTTCTAGCTGACGGAATTATTCTTTCTGTTTCAATTGAGGCAATGCATCGCTACCGCCAAATCGCACAACATGAACTTATGTTGGCCAATGGATTTAAAACCATATTCAATTTGGCCGGGGCGGGTATAGCCAGGGTCGGAAGGGACGGTCAATGGCTGGAAGTGAATCAGAGGCTCTGCGAAATTGCCGGGTACTCTGCCGAAGAACTGACTAGACTGAAATTTCAAGATATAACTCACCCTGATGATTTGGCGACCGATCTAGACTATCTAAATAGATTACTTGCAGGCGACATCAAATTTTTCACTAGTGAAAAACGATACATTCGAAAATCCGGTGAGCAGGTATGGGTTAATCTTACCGTCGCCATTGACCCCAATCCTGACGGATCAGTCAATAATTTCATCACTGTAGTTGAAGATATAAATCAGCGGAAGCATGCAGAAAGTATTACACATATCGCCGCAGTCACTTTCGACTCTCACGATGCCATCATGATTACTGATAGCAACAAAAACATCATTCGTGTAAATAAGGCGTTTGAGCGGGTCACTGGTTTTTCGACTGATGATGTCTTGGGCAAAAATCCTCGCATATTGAAATCTGGTAGGCACGATGAATCATTTTATGCCGCTATGCATAGGAAGGTTGAGAAGGATGGATACTGGGAGGGAGATATTTGGGATCGACGCAAAAATGGCGAGATATATCCTAAATGGATGACGATCACAGCAATTATGAATGCACAAGGTGTATTGACCGATTATGTTGCCATTTTTAGGGATATTTCAGAACGAAAACAGGCTGAGAATGAAATCTACAACCTTGCGTTCTATGATGCATTGACTAAATTACCAAACAGACGTCTGCTGCTTGATCGCCTTGATAAAGCGGTAGCGAGCAGCAGCAGGACTGATAATTTCGGTGCTTTGATATTTATTGACCTCGATAATTTCAAGACGCTAAACGACACGAGAGGTCATGATGTCGGCGATCAATTACTTCAGCGGGTAGCAAATCAGATTATTTCATGTGTTCGAGAATGCGATACTGTGTCTCGGTTTGGAGGGGACGAGTTTGTCGTCATGCTGACTGATCTAAGTCAGGACGTTGACGAAGCCGCCTTAGAAACAAAACAAATTAGCAAGAAAATATTGGATAGATTGAACCAAGACTATTTGATATTAGGGATTGAGCATCAGCATGGTGCGAGCATAGGCATTACGCTGTTTAATGGGGAAAGTCTTGCTGGCGATGAACTACTCAAACAGGCAGATATTGCCATGTATCAAGCAAAAGCTGCTGGCCGAAATACGCTTCGGTTTTTTGACCCAGCTATGCAGGCCAATATTGCTTTGCAAGTTGAACTCGACCGTGAACTGCACAAGGCTATCGTACTCGAGCAACTTTATCTTTACTATCAGATCCAGTACACCAACGATTGCCAAGTACTAGGTGCTGAAGCACTCATTCGTTGGATACATCCAGAGCGAGGTTTGATTTCGCCAACGGAGTTTATCCCGATTGCTGAATCATCGAGCCTCATCATTGAAATCGGACAATGGGTGCTTGAAACCGCATGCCAGCAACTTAAAAAATGGGCAAAAAACGACAGGACTCGTAATCTAATTTTGGCCATTAATGTAAGTGCTCATCAATTTGAAGCAAATGATTTCGTCGACAGAGTAAAAAATGCAATTGGATCCTATCGAATTGATCCATCTCGCCTTAAATTGGAGCTCACAGAAAGCGTTATTGTCAAAGACATCGATGCAGTTGTTTCTAGGATGCATGCACTTAAAGCTCTCGGGGTCAGGCTTTCGTTGGACGATTTTGGCACGGGTTATTCTTCACTGTCGTGCCTAAAACGGTTGCCCTTGGATCAGATCAAGATTGATCAGAGCTTTATGCGTGACATTCTTACTGACTCTAGTGATGCAGTCATGGTGAAAACCATCATCGAACTAGCGAACAATTTTCAGCTAAACGTGATTGCCGAGGGCGTGGAAACCAAAGGCCAACTTGAGTTTCTTGAGAAGAATGGTTGTCTTGCCTATCAGGGTTATCTTTTTAGTAAGCCGTTGCCATTGGATCAATTCGAGGCACTTTTAGAAACTCCAATCTGAAGAAAAATGCTGCTATCAGCCAATTAGCTTCTGGGCTAGATAGAGCGTAAAGTGGTCTGACTCATCACAGAGGGCAAGCCATGAGCGAACAAGCCCACCTTCCGGAAATACCCCCCCAGATTCTTGATAAAAACAGTCCAGACAGGCTATTGGCAATAGACAAGGCATTACGTGTCTCAGAGATGCGTTATCGCCGTTTATTTGAAGCCGCCCAAGATGGTATCTTGTTGCTGAATGCACAAACTGCTCAGATAGAAGACGTTAATCCGTTCTTAATCGAGATGCTCGGTTATTCCCATGACGAATTTCTGGGTAGGAAGATATGGGAGATTGGCGCCTTTAAAGACACGGCGTTAAGTAAAGAGGCATTCATCGAGCTTCAAGAAAAGCACTTCATCCGGTATGACGACCTTCCCCTGATTGCTAAAGACGGCACTAGATACTCTGTAGAGTTCGTAAGCAATGTCTATGACTGTGAAGGGATCGAAGTCATCCAATGCAACATACGCGACAACACCAAACGGCATATTGCAGAAATTGCTTTAAGAGCGACTACCCGTGCACTCAAGATGCTTAGTGAGAGTAATGTTGCTTTACTTAGTGCAAAGACAGAATCGATCCTACTGTCAGAATATTGTCGAATAGCAGTTGAGACCGGCGGCTACGTGATGGCGTGGATTGGCGTGGCGGAAAGCGGCCCAGACAAGAAAGTTAGTGTGGTTTCCTGTTTTGGGCAAGACGAAGGGTACTTAGCATCTATCGACATCAACTGGGCGGAAACGGATAGAGGAAAAGGTCCAACGGGACGCGCTATTCGTACTGGCAAGGTTCAGGTCACGGAAAACATTGACACTGATCCCAGCATGACACCGTGGAAAGGAGAGGCAGCAAAGCGAGGTTATCGATCATCTATTGCTGTACCGTTTAAGCTACCTGATGAATCGATGGCCTGCATGACTTTGTATAGCCCGAAATGTGATATCTGGTCAGCACCCGAACACAAGTTATTGCAAGAGATAGCTGCTGACTTGGCTTTTGGTATTTCTGCCTTGCAAACAGCAATCACTAAGATTCGGTATCAGGTAAACCTGCGCGAAAGCTTGGAGCAAACCATCCAGGTTATTGCTGATACTGGCGAACAACGTGATTCCTATACGGCTGGACACCAAAGGCGTGTTGCTCAAATCTGCACAAAAATTGGAACTGAACTTGGGTTATCTCCTGATCGTATCCACGGACTTCATTTGGCTGCATCGATTCATGATCTTGGGAAAATTGGTATTCCGGCAGAGATACTTGCTAAGCCGCACAGATTGTCCGAGTTGGAATACGCTATGATCAAAGAGCATCCAGCAATTGGCTTTAATATCCTTAAGGACGTGAGCTTCCCTTGGCCTATTGCACAGATCATCTTGCAGCATCACGAGCGGATTGACGGCACTGGCTATCCGGCAGGGTTGCACGGAAATGACATCTTGCTTGAGTCCAAGATTCTTGCTGTTGCGGACGTTGTTGAGGCTATGGCCTCGCATCGGCCATATCGGGCGGCACTTGGGATTGATGCGGCTCTAAACGAGATTACGGCACAACGTGGAGTGAAGCTGGATGCTGATGTTGTTGATGCTTGCCTCAAAATCTTTCAGCAGCAGGCATACAGAATCGAAGATTAGCAGGTCGTATCTTGGCCGTCCGTTATCGGAATATCCGAGTGTCACTTATGGGTCAGACTACGACTGGTCGAGCACCTCAATTTGAACGGCAGTTGTTGGTCGTCGGGTAACTGCCATTCACCCCCTTGAATCATTGGCTAGAAAGTTAGCCCCACAAGCCATAGTTTTTCGGGGCCACAATTGAAAGCACAATGATCTTGCCAATCTAATTCAAGTTCACAGCCAACCCCCGCTTTTCGGCCTCCTCCCGCATATAAGCAATCATGTTTGGCTCATCCAGCCGATCACGCATATAGGCAAGCCCCTGGCTCATGGCATCGACCTGATCATCAAATTTGGCCATGGGAAACGATGTGAGCTCGTGGATAAAGCTATCCTTCCATGAGGCTGCTTGCGGAATTTTGAGCTGCCCTGATTCAAACAATGTGGCTTGGGCAAACAGGCGGGTTTGTTTATCCCCGTTGGGCTTTATCGGTTTGACAGAATAGATGCCCTGCTCTTTCATCTCCTGAACCAGCTGAATCCCTGATGAGGCATCCTCCACCAAGATAGTATGGGGGTGCCACTTAAGGTGGGCCGCAAGTGCAGCACACTTAAGCGCGGGGAAGTCCATGCGTTCACGGATGACATCGAGCAGGTAGATCTGCTTGTTATTGAGACCAAGCGTCACGCACACAGAATAATCGGAAAACTGGTGATTCTTGCTGGCGGTATCCCAGCTTTGAACAATCAACTCGAAACTGTCTGGCAACTCTGATTCCGTGTAGGTATGGATCCAGTCCAGCTTGATCATGCCTCCCCCCAGTGGAACAGGGTCTTGTTGGTACTGTCCTGAGAATGCAAAGTCCGACATCATTCCGGCAATCTGCTGGAGAACATGCAGGGGCTCCCGCTCTGGATGCAGTGCAGTACCAGGCTGACGGATGATGCGTTTGGGTCCCTTGATGGTATCAAAGATGTGAGTAGTTTCCACTTCAGCAATGGCTGGCAAGCAGACAACATCCCAGCCCTGTTGCTGCAGGACGTGTCCTACCAGATCATCAAGATGCAACCGTTGCATGATAATCACGATGGCGCCGTGCTGCTTACTGTCGAGACGGGTATAGGCCGTACTGTCAAACCACTGGTTGACGTTGTTGCGGGTCACATCCGAGACCGCTTCATCTGGTTTGAGCGGATCATCGATGATCAGAATGTCCGCGCCACGCCCGGTGATTCCACCTCCGGTGGAGACGGCCATACGGCCGCCTCTGGCCGTGGTGGCAAAGTCATGGAGCGCAGTACGCTTGGGAGAAATCCGGGCCAGCGGAAATGCCTCCTGATACCAGGGGGACTGCATGACGATACGGCAATCCATGGCGAGTTTCTGTGCCAGTTCCTGCGCGTAACTGGCACAGATGATTTTCATGCTGGGATGTCGTCCAAGCAGCCAGGCCGGGAACGCCACCGAAGCACAGATGGATTTCAGGTTACGTGGTGGCAGGTTGATGATGAGGCGGTTAATCTTCCCCTGCTCCACTTGCGTCAGTTTCGACGCAATCAGGTCGATATGCCAGTTATGCAAATAAGATGTCTGTGGACTGAGTTCCATGAAACTGCGGTGGAAGAAGCTGGAGAGATCCTGACGCAGGAGGGCTGCCATTTCATGGGGATGGGGGATATGGATATTACTCATGACCGATATTCCCTTCGTGAACTGCGCCAGCGTCATCTGTCTTGCCAGATGCACCCAAACGTTTGAGCATTTCAGCCAGCACGGCTTGATCCTGTGCATCTCCGAAGACTGGAGCATTCTCACGCTCCAGCATGGCTTCGATGCTGGGGATCAACTGAATTAACATCCGCATTGATGGCAGATCACCGGCCGCAGCACGATTTGCAAGTTGCTTGGTTGCCGCTTCCAGTTTGGTGACCTGCTTGCTGCGACCGTTTTCTGAAATGGAGACCATCGTGTTTAACTCAGCAAACAATACCGTCGCAAAGTTGCGTTTGCCTTTGGGGCGACCATAGGGATTGCCGGACTGGCCCGTTTTGAACTGAGTCGCCTTGGGAGGTTTGCCATAGCCGACTTCATATTCATCCTGTGGAGGATTGGTCGTATTCTTGTTAGCCACGGGACACCTCCTTGCGGCGTTTGGCTGTAACGTTTGACTGAAGGACCAGAGATTCCATTGATGAGAAGGTTTCTCCAGTTTCCGCACAGATGGCCTCCTGCCCTGTGATGGTCTGCCAGCGACGGATGGCAGTGTCGACGTAGAGGGGATCAAGTTCCATGCCGTAACAGACACGGCCGGTACGTTCTGCCGCCATCAGAGCTGTGCCACTACCCAGGAAGGGATCAAGAATGATGTCACCACGTTTCGAGCAGTCGAGTATGGCATCGGCAATCATTTTGACCGGCTTGACGGTGGGGTGCATCGCCAGCAGATCGCCCTCCTCTCCATGACGCATGGACTGAATGCCGGGGTATTGCCAGACGTTGGAACGGTGGCGACCGAAGCGGCCGAGCTGGACATTGTTCTGATGCGTGGTGTTGCCGTTGCGGTAGATTAGGGCCAGTTCATGCTGGGAGCGGTAAAGGCTGCCCATGCCCGCCTGATTCTTGACCCAGATGCATAGGTTCAGCATGTTGGTGTAACAGGCTTTGCCAGCGGCCAGGATTTCAGAGAGGTGGCGCCAGTCCATGAACAATGTATGTACTGAACCCTTTGCACTGAATGTCACGAGATGGCCGAAGGTGGTTTGCAGGAAGCGGGTGAATTCCGCTTCACTCATCTCGCCAGCGGCCATGGCAAACTCGCGGTGCTTGATCTTGCCTTTGCCACCCACATGGCCGTCAATCCTGACGTTGTACGGCGGGTCGGAGATGACCATCCCTGCCAAGCGGCCATCCATGAGACGTTCGAAGGATTTTGCCTCCTGAGCGTTACCGCAAAGCATGCGGTGCTTTTCCAGTTGCCACAACTGCTCAGGGTGGCAGATGGCAGGTCCTGTTGGTGGAATCAGATATTCTTCGTCATCTTCATCATCGACCATGTCGAGACCTTCGATGCGCAGGTCAATTTCTCCAATGGTGAAACCAGTGGATTCAAGATCGAAGTCCAGATTGAGAACCGAGAGTTCTTTCAGGTGAACGGCGAGACTGTGTTCATCCCATGTCGACAGTTCTGATAGACGGTTGTCGGCAATCATGAAGGCACGGGCCTGTTCTGGAGTCAGATGGTCCAGACGAATCACAGGCACTTCTGTCATCCCGAGTTTCTTGGCAGCTTCAAGACGGGCGTGGCCAGCGATGATCATGTCATTATTGTCTGTAGCAATCGGGATATTGAAGCCGAAGGTCGTGATGCTCTTGGCGAGTGCGTTAATCTGGCGTGGCTTGTGGATGCGGGGGTTGTTGGGATTGAGTTGAATCTGGCCGATAGCCAGTTGCTGAATGAGAAGGGAATGGTGTCCCTTCTTCTGTTGTTGCATTTCCATAAAATTCTCCTCAGCGTCCGGATACAGGCTGCATAAAGATGCGTATCGGAGCGCTCAATCAGAGTGATTGCAGCCCGATAGGGAGAATATGGATCACAGCTACATAAGTTAATTTAGTCGAGTGTTCAGGTAGTACTTTTTCTGCTTCTAGAGATCACTGGCTTTCTTTGCGGAGGACGCGACGCACGTGCTCAATGCTGCATTCCAGTGCCGTGGCAATGAGTTTTGCGCGGTGATGCCGTGGGATACCATCGGCTCGGAGCCTCTGGAGCATGGCAAGGATTAACGGTTCCAGGCCATTTTGCCGGCGTGATGCTCCACTACGTTGCCCCAGCTGACTTGCCAAAAATCCCGGGGGAATGGCTTCCCGCAGCATGGCGTAGTAGGCTTCATACTGGTCATCAACCTCCTTCTCGATTGGCAGTTGCTGACTTGGCAGACCACTCGCCTGGCCTTCACGGTACCAGCCTATCAATTCGCCATTAGGACTAAATTTAGCAATGGCTCCCGGACCTTTCCCGATCAGTCCTTTTGATGGTGATTTTAAGTCCGGGATTCTGTGCTCTGATGGATTCCGATGTATGGCACGGATCGCTTCCAGAGCCGCCGATTCCTGACATACTCTTTCCTCACGCAGTTCAGCAATCTGTTCGTGGATGATTTTGTCAGGAGAAGAATTCATCAGGTTATTCTTGTGGGTGCGTTAATATTTTCTGAACTGGCCGACAACAACACCAAAGATTTCAAGCTGGCCTTTAGGACGAATGGTGGGATATGCCTTATTGGCAGGATAAAGTACGAAATCACCGTTTTCCTTGCCCAGTGTTTTCAGGGTAAATTCGTTATCAACAATGGCTACCACCAGGTCACCGACGTTGGCGAGTTGTCGCTTTTCTACAATGACCACATCATCTGGCAGGATGCCTGCATCAATCATCGAGTCCCCCTTTACGGTGATCAGCATCGTCTTGGAAGGTCGTTCCACCAGAAACTCGTCAATGCTGATAGTGTTGTGACTGTCATCGGAGGCTGCAGATGGCAGGCCCGCACGAACTGAGCTTTCAGCGATCGGACGCTCGAAGAACCGTGATCCAGGTTTCAGGCGTTTATCTGGAGCCGACTCCAGAAAGCCCTGGAGCTTCAGCTTGGCAACGAGGGTAGTCACAGCATTTTTGGATTTGAAACCTAGAAGTTGAGCGATCAACGCAAAGGACGGCAAAGTGCGGTGCTCCGCGTAGTAGTCCTGTAGCTGTGCAAGATAATCAGTATCGTTTCCCATGGGAGAATACATTACTGTACGTCCGTACAGTCTGTCAATATCCATTGAATTCGGCATTCATCACTTGATCTCTCTTCGAACCAGAGCGTTACTGGTCCTGTTGCCACATCCCGCTGCAATTGATCAGGAGAGAACTATGACCTTAGCCACCAACAAATCAGATCAACGTAAACGTGAAGCCACAGCGTCATTAAAATCTGGAACAAGGGTTGATATCAGTTTCGGAAGCGCAGCATGCCTTCCTCAAACCAGCAGCACAGTATCACTTCAACCAGAAGCCGCCGCGGCCTCTGAAATGATTGCCAACGGCTATAAAAGCAAGCAAGCCGTTCTGGCAGAGCTGCTGCAGCGCCCATCTGGAGCCACAATCTCTGAACTGATCAAGTCGACCGGCTGGCAAGCTCACTCGGTCCGGGGTGTGATTAGCGGCGTGCTCCGGAAGAAACTAGGGTTGAACATTGTGTCCGGTAAAACAGAATCGGGGGAGACGAGATATCGCGTTGAGGCTAGACCATGATGAAAGAGTCATTGCCTGCCAGTTTAACGTTAGGTGCAGTGATGATGATGGATCGTGCCGGACTGGCTGACCTTTGGGAGGTGGTCTTCGACTCTCCTCCTCCAGATAAAGCTCACATTGATATGCTGCGGCAGGCCGTCGGCTGGCAGATCCAGGCTCAAGAATCGAGTGGATTGGACTCAGGTACACGTCGGATGCTGATGCGTGGCTACGTTGATCTGGCGTTGTCTGGCGGAACGAAGCTGGTTCGACAGTGGCAAGGCATCAGTCATCAGGTGACGGTGCTCGACCGTGGCTTTGAATATGAAGGTCATGTTTACCGGAGCTTGTCAGCGGTAGCCCGCAGGATTACCGGCACCGCCTGGAACGGACTGACCTTCTTTGGAGTGAAGAAATGAGGCGAGCATCGGCGGTGGCGTCCCCGGTTGGTAGCAAGAATTCTGGCCACACTCTGCCCTGCGCCATCTACACACGTAAATCCTCCGAGGAAGGGCTGGAGCAGAGCTTCAATTCTCTCGATGCACAACGTGAAGCCTGTGAAGCTTATGTGCTCAGCCAGAAGACTGAAGGCTGGACTGCACTGGCAAAAGCCTATGACGATGGCGGATTCTCGGGTGGCAACATGGATCGGCCGGGGCTCAAGCAACTAATGGCCGATATCGTCGCTAAGAAGGTTCGGATCGTGGTGGTCTACAAAGTAGACCGGCTAACTCGTTCCCTAGCTGACTTTGCCAAGCTGGTGGAGGTGTTCGATGCACATGGGGTGTCGTTCGTATCCGTCACGCAGCAGTTTAATACCACCTCCTCCATGGGGCGGCTGACACTGAATGTGCTGCTGTCCTTTGCGCAGTTTGAACGGGAGGTTACGGGAGAACGCATCCGGGACAAGATTGCAGCCTCCAAGGCCAAAGGGATGTGGATGGGGGGCATCCCGCCGGTGGGCTATGAGGTCAAAGACAAGGCGCTGGTGATGGATGAGACATCGGCTGCCTTGGTCCGTGATATTTATGAAACCTATCTGAGGTTGGGTAATGTGCGTCTCCTTAAGGCAGATCTGAGTCGACGTGGTCTAGTTACACCCAGAAGAACATCCAGGCGTCAGGGACAGTCGGGTGGGCTCTCCTTCAGCCGTGGGCACCTTTACCGGATACTGAGTAATCCTGTTTATATTGGCAAAGTGGCTCATCGTGAACTGACGCATGAAGGTCAGCATCCTGCGATCATTGATGAAGGCTTATGGAATGCTGTGCAGGCCCAACTAGCGGCTAATAGACAAGGCGAGAAATCACGCGTGTCGGCATCCGAGCCAGGACTGCTGGCTGGACTGGTGTTTGATGGTGATGGCAACCGATTGACGTCAGTACACAGCAAGAAGAAAGCAGCTGCGAATGTTGACAGTGATGCAAGCCAGAATGATTCCAAAAGTGGCGCTGCAGGTAATACTTCCCGTCGTTATCGATACTATGTGTCACAACGATTGATGCAAGATGGTCGAGATAGTAGCCCGGAAGCGCTGAGGATTCCTGCTCAGGAACTGGAGCAGGTTGTCTTAAAAAGAATCAGTAATTTTCTGAGTAATGAATCTGAGTTGTTTGAGGTCTTGCAACAACAAGGACTCATGGATGTGAATGCAGTGAGATCTGTTTTACGTGCTGCTGCAAAGATGGCGCAGGTGTTATCACCCGATCCATCGATTGATGATAGTGCTGCTTCCAGAGCGGGCACTCTTATCGAGTTACTCCACTTGCTGGTCGACCGAATCAACGTCCAGGCAGGCTCAGTCGAGATTGTTCTTAATTTGAACGGGTTGATTGAAGATGCCAGGACAGACACCCATATCTCATCTAACGTATGGGATGTGTGTGATTGGCAGAAACTGAGCCATACCTTGCTGCTGCCGACCCAGCTCAAACGGAACGGATTGGCTGTACGCATGATCATTGAATCAAAAGAACATCAGGTCAGGCGTAGCGCTGATCCAAGGATGGTAAGGCTGCTATCAAAAGCTCATACCTGGTTTAACCTGATCACATCAGGAAAGGCCAAGTCCATCGGGGAAATCAGTGTTCAAGAAAACCTGAGCCGCCCACATGTATCGAAGATCATCACCCTGGCATTTATGGCACCGGATCTGGTGCGTGCCATTCTTGACGGGAAACAACCGACAGAACTGACTGCTAACAAACTGATGCGAAGTTTGCCACTGCCGATTGATTGGCGTGAACAACGAACGTATCTGGGATTTGACTAACCGGATTCTGAACGGATGGTTTAACGTTACGCCTGACTTGATCAGGCGATATTGCTTGGGGCAGACTTATTCGGTGAAATGATACGTAAGCACTTTTTTGCACACTGAGAAAAATGCCAGAATTGCTGAAATATTTCTCTAAATGAGCAAGAATATGAAAACAGAGAACTACTGTACCTGCCGGAACGCCGCGTGGTGCGGGACTTCTTGGGAAGAAGTGTATTATTGACGTGTCACAAGGACTTGCTGGCGGAGAGGGAGGGATTCGAACCCTCGACAGAGATAACCCTGTGCCACCTTTCCAGGGTGGTGACTTAAACCGCTCATCCACCTCTCCGTTAGCGTGGCGCGCATTATAGCGTAAA